CCTGCAGGCCTTGTTGACGACGTACGGCACGATGGGCTTCTTCTCGAAGCTTTTGCTCGCGCCTGGATACTCCCAGAACGGAGGGGTAGCGACGGCAATGATCGCGATCGCCGAGAGTCTGCGCGGGATGGCGCTGATCGATTCGCCAGCTAACACTCCAGCCGGGACCGCAATTGCCAATCGTGGAGTGGCGGGAAATGCCTTCGACACCAGCTCGACACGGGCAATCCTCTGTTATCCGCAGGAGACGTTTTTCGACATCGGCCTGGTGCCCACCGGTGTCACTTTGAATGGCTCGAGCCCGGTTCAACTGGTGGCGAATCAGACCTCGGTCGGGCCGTATTCGCAGTGGGTGGCAGGGGCAATCGCGTTGAAGGACCTGCAGAACGGCTACTGGTGGTCGCCGTCGAATACGCAGGCAAATGGCATTCTCGGACCGGACGTCACGTTATATGCGTCGCTTTTGGACGCGGCCTCGGACGTGAACAATCTGAACGCGGCGGGCATCTTGACGGTGTTCAACGCATTCGGGACCGGACTGCGGGTCTGGGGGAACCGCTCGGCCGGCTATCCGACGATAACCACGCCGGACAACTTTATCAGCGTTCGGCGAACGATGGATGTGATCGAGGAATCGGTGCAACTGTCGATGTTGCAGTTCATCGACCAACCAATCAAATCAGCAACGCGCTGATAACGGCGATCCTGGCAAGCGTGAACGCGTTCATTCGGACATTGATTCAGCGCGGGGCACTGGTAGCCGGCTCCTCAAGCTACAATCCAGCCGAGAATCCTCCAGACCAGATTGCGGCCGGGCACCTGGTATTCGATATCGACGTAATGCCTCCGCCGCCGGCTGAGCGACTGAGCTTCACGGTATACATTGACACAACCCTTCTGAGCCAGCTCGGAAATTCATCCGCGCTGACCGGTACGGCGCTGACTGCCTAATCGTTTACGACACCAGGGCGAAGTTTCCGCACGGGGCGCCGTGCGTGGCGCGGCAAGGATACAGCAATGGACATATCGGTAAATCGAATAGCAAACGCCAATATCTACATGGATGGCACCGGGCTATTGGGGCGAGCGGAAGAGATCCAGGTCGCCCAACCGCACCATCGGATGGTGGATCACAAGGGGCTAGGGATGGCGGGTACTGCAGAGTTCTGGGCGGGGGTCGAAAAACTTGAGGCGAAGATCAAGTGGGCATCGCTTTACCCAGAGGTTCTGGCGGCGGCCGGAAGTCCGTTCGTCTCCCATTCCTTCCAGGTGCGCGGAAGCATAGCTCAATATACCAGCCAAGGGCGTAATGCCGAGCTACCCGTAGTCTATCTGATGACGGGCGTTTTCAAAGACGCGGGGGCTTTCACATTCAAACAACATGAAAATGTCGATTCGACATCGACGATCTCGGTCTATCATTCGGAGCTCTACGTGGCCGGCGCCCAGATGCATCTGTACGACGTGCTGGCGAATATCTATGTGGTGAATGGCGTGGATCAGCTCGCGCAGTATCGCACGAACATCGGCGGCTGAGGTATGGCCAAAACCAAACCGCAGCGCACAACGCCTTGATGCATCCGTACGAACCGAGAGTGGGAAGATTGACACTGACAGACTGCATAATGCCCCAGGGAGAGAGCCCGGCGGTGGATTTCCGTTGCCGACGCTCCGACTTGAGTTTTGCTTCATATCCGAGTTCCCTCGCCCCTCTCTACCCTGGGTAATGTTCATTTGCGACGAGACCGCGAAAACAAAGTGGAGTGAGCTTTAATGAGTGTCGAATCAAGAACGATAACATTGCCGTCCGGACAAACGGCGGAAGTACGAAGAGGAAAGGGGCGCGATCTAATGCGTGCTCATCGTGCTGTGGTGGGTAATCCCGAACCGCTGTCAGTATCCTTCGCCCTGATAGCTGAACTGGTACGGGTGGAAGGGAAAGCGCTGGTTTACGAGGATATTCTCGAGATGGATCTGGACGACGTACTGACGCTCGAGGGAGAGGTTTCGGGGGCAGGCGAGTGCCAGGCAAATTTTCCGATCACCGCGGCGGCGCAGAAGGAGCAGACGGACTTCCCTCAGCCGCGGCGATCATCGGACTCATCGGGTACGGCTTCTCCCTTAGAGAGTTGCGACTAATGGAGTTGACCGAGATTAGCTATTGGGCAAGAGCAGTCGCCGAATATCTAACCGCGGCCAATTTACAACACGACCGATAGCGTCAAGAACCAATTGACCGCGTGCGGAGCAGAAATATGAGCCGTCGCCTATATTTGGGAAATATACACTTCGAAATGTCCGACACGGCACTGCGGGAGACGTTTGCGCGGGTGGGCGGCGTCGAGAACGCGGAGATCATCAAGGATCGATGGACGGGAACGTCACGAGGATTCGGCTTCGTGGAGATGATAACGGCGGAAGATGCGGAAGCAGCGATTGGCGAGCTCGACGGCATCGCAGTGATGGGGCGGGCGCTGCGCGTGGCTTTGGCGAAGCCGCGAGGTACCGAACGCACCAGCGGCGTGCCGGTTCAGCAATAGGAACGGAGCGAGCGAACGTGACACTCAGAAGCAGGCTTCGCTCCGGGAGCGCGCTGGAACCGCGCGCATCCAGAATCGGGGCTTTCGACAAGAGACGGCTAGACAGCATCATAATTTCTACCGACAGACTAATCGCGGCCCACGCATGGATGACCTCATTAGCAAGTCGCTACAGAAAGGTCGGCCACCTCGAACAATCGATCGTCAATGGCGCCAAGGGCTTCAATAGTAGTTCGGCCACCGATAAGCGCCGGGGGCGCACCCCTATGGCCAGGCCGAGCTTAACCGACACAAGCAAGCGAAATGACTATCTCCTTAACAATCGAACAGCGGTGAACCGGCTTTCCGGCCTGGCAACAAAAGTCGACGAGCTCTATAGCGTTCACGGACTCCCTCCGGCGATTGCGACCTTAACGAACGGCTCATTGCGTTCGCAATCCTTCGTAACACCGGGGACAAATGAGAAGGCGACATCTGCGACAGCCTACAATGGGTCGAGGCGTCAGATCAGTAAGGCATTCGGACGCCAGGCGGAAGCGTCGCAAATTCTCACGCGCTCGTCGCACAGACAATCCACCGGGGCGGAAGGTCGGCCGCTCGAGACGCAGGCTCAACTCACCGGTAATTCGAGCAAACGGCCGACGTTATCTATATTCAACTTTGAAGGTACAGTAGGCCGACACCTCAAGGGCACGGGAAGGCTAGCCGATAGTTCAGGCCGTTCGAGATTTACCGAAGCCGGCCAGGTCGGGCCGACAGCGATTGAAGGGGGCGCAATTCAACACCGGCGCTCCGCACTACTCGCCAGGCGGCTATCATACTTTCCCGCGTCGAGATTACCGCCCGCACGCAGGACGCAATTTGCCGGTCATAGCGACGGTCTTGGGATCGCGCTACAGCATTCGACAGCCTTTCAACTGAATTCGATGCGTTCGGTGGCACAAGCTAACAGAACACCGGGAGCACCACCCGCGGGCGCCATCTCGTCACGGTGGCGGGCGGACTGGCCGGCATCCGCTTGGCCCGAGATTTCCGGACATGCAGCATCCGCGATCAGGTCCGCAACTTCCAGGATGGGCGCAATCGAGGGATCCAGACCGGTAGTGGTCAATTTTTCTCCTACCGTTGTGCTGCAGGGCGGCGGAGACCCGGGCGACCTGGAGCGTCGCGTGGTTCAAGCCATCGGGCGCCACAGTCACGAGATCGTTCGGATAGTTGCTCGTGAATTGCAATTACAACGTCGGGCTGCATTTTAGCCGCTTCACAAGATACCGGACGGCTGTGGTCCGAGCCTTACCTCTCCGCGAGTGAGTAATCGATGTTTGCAGTGTACGGCGAAATTGTTTTCGAGCTGTTGGGCTCTCCGGATGCCTTCGAGTCCACTCGAACCTGGGCATACGCAGAACATCGCGTGGTCGAGGACCGGCCCAAGTTACAATGGCTCGCAGCCGACCTCGAAACGCTTGAACTGGAGTTTCACTTTCATAGTTCCTTCACCGATCCGGCAGCGCAAGCGGCGGCGCTGACCGCGGCCGCTGAGGATCATAACGCCCGCGCGCTGGTGTTTGGAAATGGCGTTCATCGCGGGTACTTCATCGTCACGTCGATCCGTACAACTGCGCAACAGATGAGTGCGACCGGCGACTTGATAGCGATAACGGTACGAGCGGCGCTGAAAGAATGGGCGGTCGAATCAGAAATCGACGCCTTGGCATCTCTCGCGGCGTGGTTTCCGTTACTTGGCATCGTTGCTGCACCGGCGGGTACCGCCACTAGTTCCATTGCCTATTCACCGGGCGCTGGGACAAGTGCGACGGTCGGGTCCTCCGGGCCGGGATTTGTAGCTCCGTCGATTTCCGCTCCCGGCGTGTCGCCAATCCTTAACTCGCCCGGGTTGGCGGGACTGCCGGCGCCACATATGAGTGTGAACGACATAGCTCCGAGCGTCATTGTGCGAGCTCGCACGTAGCGCCGAGCATCATAGCGAACACGAAACCGTCGCACAGTACCCAATCGTCATAAATCTAGAAATGTCGCAATCACAATATATCGCGCACGTTACCGTCGCCGGTGAGCGCTGGGATCTGCTGGCGTGGACGTACTATGGCGATGCGAGCCTGTACTCACCGATAATCATGGCAAACACGCTCATCCCGATCGAACCCGCTCTCGAAGCGGGCCTTCAGATCGCGATACCACTTCTCCAAGTGAGCCCGAGTGCGACTGCCAACCTGCCACCGTGGAAGGCGGCACCATGAACAGAACTAATCATTTGCAAAGAGCTGCGCGCTAGATGGCTGGTGCAATCACATTCCCGGTTCGCGTTCCGAAATGGATACTCACTTACCAAGGTGTGGATATCACAACGAACATTGTGAGCATGGTTACAGCGATTACATACCAGGATTGTCTTGACGGAGCGTCGGGAGCCTTGGAAGTTGAAATAGAAGATCACGACAAGCGCTGGCAAGGAAGCTGGCAACCGGCTGAGGGAGACCGGATCAATCTAATGATTGGATACGCGGGCGAGTCGCTGCTGCCGTGTGGAGACTTTCAGGTGGACGAGCTTTCACTGAGTGGACCGCCGGATGTATTACATCTGCGCTGTTTGGCAGCCTACATAACGCCGGCGATGCGAACGTACAATAGTGTGGGTTATGAGAATCAGACGTTGACCCAAATCGCGGGAACGATCGCCGCGAAATACGGACTCACCATGGTTGCTGCGAGCGGCGCATCTAACATGACTTTCGCCCGCGTGACCCAACGCCATGAAACCGACCTCGCTTTTCTGCGAAGGTTGGCGCACGCACACAATTACGAATTCACGGTGCGCGGCAAACAGATGGTGTTTTATTCGCGGACGTCATTGGAGGCGGCAACTCCGGTTGCCACGATCGGGCGAAGTGACTTGTTGCGTTTCGCCTTTCGATTGAAGACCCATCGCGTATATCGGGCAGCCCAAGTTTCATACCAGTTACCAGAGCTAAAGCAACTTGTAACGCAAAGCGTAGCGGGCGCACCCACGATACCCACTAGCGATACCCTGAAACTCACCGTCCGTTGCGAGAATGGACAGCAGGCGACGCTCAAGGCGACTAGTGCACTACATGAAGCGAACATGGTTCGCACGAGTGCCAGTTTTAGCGCGAGCGGCGCGATCGCGTACACCGCCGGAAATACTTTTACGATTACCGGGTTTGGTTTTAATGACGGCAAGTACCTAATCGAGAATGCACGCCATCGGCTGGAGCGGACGACGGGTTACACGACAGATATCGAAGCGCGCCGCGTGGACTGATGTGGTCAGTAAGCGGCACCTCGGTCGGAGCCGCAGAAACAGGGCGGGAACACTTGAAGCGATCCCCTGCTGGAAGGTAACGGTTCGATGCGCGATATCAAAGACTCGCACGGCGGAAGACAGGCACAGATGTATCGAGTCGGCATCGTAAAAGTCCAGGACGCCGCGAACGCCCGAGTACGCGTAGTGTTTCCTGACAACGACCAGATGCAAAGCTGGTGGCTGCCGGTGGTCTTCGCGAAGACGCAAAACGACAAGATGTACTGGATACCCGACGTTGGCGAGCAGGTCGTGTGCGTGATGGATGAATATGCCGAGGATGGCGCCGTACTGGGCGCAATTTACTCGAGCGTCGATCGGCCGCCGGTCGCGAGCGCCGAGAAAGTGCATTGGACGTCTAAAGACGGCGCGGTGTTCGGCTACGATCGGTCGGTTCACGCGCTCCAAGTCAGCATTCCGAGCGGCGGCACGGTGACAATTTCTGCAAACGGGGCATCGATAGCGATCGATGAATCGGGAAACGTGACGGTCGCCGCGGAAGGGCAGATTCAGCTCGCGGGAGGAGGGCCCGGAGTCGCGCGAGTCGGGGACACGACGATTTGTCCGGCGGGATCAGGACATATAGTCAGTGGCAGCACAAAGGTGATTGCGGGATGAAGGTGGCCATCGATGATCGAGACTCGAATGGTGAGTTCGCGCAAATTGCGGACGCGAGGCGAGCTGCGCTTCGTGGGCTGGTAAACCGATAATTTATGCCAGCAGGAGCTACCACTCTCGCCGAGATCATTTCAGCCGACTGGTCACTCGAGCTAGACCCTGCGGGCGAGCCGGGCGTTCGAATCGGCAACGTCGTGCAAGGACTGGCCGACGTGAACCAGTGTATAGGGATAATCCTGAATACTCCGAAGGGTAGCGATCCGTTGCGACCGACGTTTGGCGCGGATGTGTGGCGCTACATCGATGCACCGATAAACGCCGCGATTCCGGCGATCGTGCGAGAAGTGACGGAAGCAATCACGCGATGGGAACCGCGCGTGACGGTAATATCGATCACGGCGACTCCGGTGGTTGGCGGAGACACGCAAGCAGGTGCGCATCTCAACATCGCCGTCACGTGGCAACTCAAGCTTACGACCCGAGGGCATGGAACATCGCCCTTCGCGCCGACCCAGTCAATCGTAATAGCGATCCCAACGCCTTAAGCGCCACAGCACTTATGTGATGAACGCAACAGTTTACGCGAAGCACCCAGGGAGTGAACGCTGATGGCAGCCGGAATTCCAGCCCTTCCACCGCCAGTCTTCGTCAACGACACCGACGGACTGGATCCGAATCTAATATTAGCGGATATGGTTGCCGCCTTTCAGACTGCGGCCAACCGAACTTTGCAACCCGCACAGGTCGAGCGTCTCCTGATTAACCTCTACGCTTATCGCGAGTCGCTGGTGCGCAATGCGATCCAGTATGCGGGACAGCAGAATCTGCTCGCATTCGCCGCATTTCCCGTGCTCGATTATCTCGGACAACTGCTCAGCGTCACGCGACTACCTGCGCAAAGCGCGAGCACCATGCTTCAATTCACGCTTGCAGCTGTTCTGAGTGTCTCGTACACGATCTCGGCTGGCACCCCAGTAGGCACGAGCGACGGACAGTTTGTCTTTGCGACGACTGGCGATCTGACTATTCCGGCAGGGGCGAGCGTCGGAACAGTGCTGGCTAATTCGACCACGCCCGGTACCGGCGCCAACGGCTACCTGGCCGGACAAATCAACGTGCAACTGAATCCGAGCGTGTTGATCGGTGCGGTCGTAAACACAACAGTGAGCGCGGGCGGCACGTCACCGGAGACTGACGAGCATCTGCGGACGCGAATTCAGGCCGCACCAAACCAATTCAGCGTCGCCGGACCGGAGGGTTCCTATAGATATTTCACCCTGAGCACCGATCCCTCGATCGCCGACGTGCAAATCGTGTCGCCCGGACCGGGGCAGGTAAATGTTTATGTGCTGACGGGACCGATAACGTCGCAACCCGGGGCTTCGCCGAACCCGACGGCAATCGCGAGCGCGGCGCTGCTCGCAAAGGTAACGGCAGCGCTAAATGCGGACAATGTGCGACCATTGACAGATACTGTGAACGCACTCGCGGTTACTGAAGTGGATTACCAGATCGCCGGAACAATCACCCTATACGCCGATACAGACCCGGCAAGCACGATGGCGGCTGCGCAGGATTACGCGATTGCACTGGCATCGCGAATTCAGCGCGATGTCGTGCCGAGCCAGATTATCGAAACGCTTTCGGTCCCGGGCGTGTACCAAGTGTCACTCACCGCTCCGGCGTATACGCAATTACAACCGGGCGAGTGGGCGAACTGCGTCGCGATTACGCTAGGCCAAGCGACCACTACACTCAAAAGCTAGAGAGAATTCGCGAGCACGCCGGACCAGGCGCATAAACTTACCGCGACACTGGCCGAGGTTATCCGCGCAGCGGCGGCGGATAATCTAAAAATAGCGGCTTAGTCCAGCCTTCCGCGACCGACTGACTATCCTATGGCGCAACTGACCATCCAGCCTTCCATCAACGACGCACGGAGCCGCGCGTTACTCGAGCTTATCGAGCGCATGGATGAGATCGATCTGACGTCGATCCTGGCAGTGCGTTGTTGTTCCTGGCATGGCAGTTCGATTTAGTCGCGCCACAATGGCAACTTGGCGCTCAAATCACTGAATCGATCGATACGCTGCGAATATCGATACGCTGACAAACGTGGATACTCTGAGCTCGACGAGCGGAGTGTCAGGGCCGTCGGATTTCGATTCATTGCGCGCGCTGCTCAAAGTCGCCATTCCGCTGCACCGGACGCGGGGGACTCCGTATGCGATCAAAGCCGCGCTGAGGCCACTGGGCTGGTCCAGCGTGACGCTACTGGAAGGTCAGGCAAGTTGGGGGGGCACCAGCTATCCGGAGAGCGAGGGATGGGCGGTATTCCAGGCGCGACTCAATCTCGAGAGCGGGCAAGCGGTCGCGACCATCGATACGGCACGGGTCATCGCGGCAATCAACTTCTTCAAGCCGGTGCGCGCGTGGCTCGACTCACTATGGTTCATCGGTGCGCCAATAACGGATGTGCGATCGGCGCCTGCGGACACGGTCGTCTCGATATTCTCGCGCGAAGAACCGGCGCCCGCACCGATCGATCTGATAGGCGCACCTGCATGGCCGGTAGCCGACACCAAGATCATTGCGCCGCTTTACGACGGGCATTTCTACCATACCGGAGTGACGTATGGGGCGAACGAACCCGCAATTGCGGACTCCGGAGTTGCGGTCAACGGCATCGCGATCTCTTCCAACCAATAATACGCCGAGGCGGCAGGTTTTTGAGAGGTAACAATGCGACCACAAGGAATAGTCAGACTATACACACGCGGCCGCTTGATTTGGGAGCGGCAGAATCTGTTTGTCAACACCGGTTTGCCGGCATTGGCAAATCTGATTGCGGGCGTCACTGCGGGCCAGTCGGTCGCCGCGATGGGTTTCGGATCGGGGGCATCCGCGCCGACCGCCGGCGATACGGGACTCGGCGCAGCGCCCGCCTATTATAACGCGATCGGAAGCTACAGTTTTCCGTCATCGGGGAGCGTCCTATTCAATTACTCGCTGCAGACGACCGACTATGGCGCCACCGGAATGACTATTCAGGAATTGGGGCTATTCGCGAACTCGAGTGCGGTGCCGGTGCCGGCCGCGGTGGGCACCGCGAATCCATCATGGAGCGGAAGCGTCGCGCGAACAGTCGGTGCGATGATCGTCGACGGAAACGGTAACATACAGCGATGCACGACCGCGGGTACCAGTGGAACGAGCGCACCGACGTGGGCAACGGCGATCAACGCGACCACCAATGACGCTGCGGCGGTCTGGACCCTGGTGGCATTGCATACCGCCCCCGGTCCGCTAATCGCTCATGTGTCGGTACCCGCCTTTGCATACACGGGTACGGGCAATTATGCAGGCACCTGGACTCTGACGTTTTAGGCACGCATTGAAATTCGCAGGATCAGACGCCCGCGATGCGGCCCACGGTTAGTGGAGAGATAGATGACTACATTGATCGACAACCCGGCCTTCAGCGCCAACGAGATCTACGAACTCCAGCAAACCGACGAAGTCGAAGGGGCGGCAAGCGGGGCCAGCTTCGGAGGAATCGGGATAAGCAATCAGCCGCATCAGCAACTCGCCAACCGGACGGCATTGTTGAAGCAGCGCCAAGACGTGAACATCGGGAGCATCGCGGTCTTGCAGGCTTTCATGGCGGGCTTCACGGGCTCGCTGCAGGCGAATGGCTATATCCGGATTCCCGTCACCGATGTTTCGCGAGGGGAGATATCGGCAATCATTCAATGGGGCTACTACGCGTTGCCACAGGCGAGTATCCCATCAGACACGGAATACCCGGTGACCTGGCCGATCAGGTTTCCGAACACCATATTGACGCCGCCGCTCGCCACGAACGTCTATTTCCGGACCGGTGGACGCAACACGGCGGCGTCGGCGGTGAGCTGGAATTCGGTCGGCGGGATTTTTGTGCTCGACGTGCCCGACAGCGTGACGAGCCCGCAGGTAACCGGCCCCGAAAAGAGCAACGGGTTCAGTTGGCTGGCGATCGGAATTTAGCGAACGGGCGAAGATCGATTCGCTGGTTCGCCGCAAGGGTTCGGCGGTCACCTGCCTTGCCTGCTTCCTCCGGTGAGAAAGGCTTAAATACCATGAAACGTCATTCAACATTTACCGCATTCAGGCGCATGGCGAATTGCATCCTGGCTCTGGCGACACTCGGCGCGCTGGGGATATGGGTTGCCGCGGCGACGGTTGCGCACGCGCAATTTCGCCCGATCCCAAACTACGTCGGGATCGGTGCTGGAGCGCAGTTTCGCAATGACATCAACAATCATCTATCGGGCGCCGCAGCGGTTGCGC